TAAAATACCAAAAATTATCCACAGAGCTTTAGACACTCCGTCTTTCCACCTTTTAAGATCCTCTAATTCTGCTAGCTTATGCTGAAAATCTCTTTCATTAGCTTGCATAGCTCTCCTAAAATCGGTATTTTTATTTGTATTTACAATAACTCCATTATCTGGGTTTAATAGGGTAAACTTCAAATCAGACATATTCTCTTTTAGATCTTCTATGTCCTTCTGCATCTGCTTCAACTCGCCATTTGGCATAGCGGTTTTAATATGTTGAATCTCCGACAGTAGCGTTGCAAGGAGGTCTTTTTGGGTCATTAGTAGGGTTTAAATATAAATATACCTACTTTATGTGTTCTGAAAGTTGAGTGACGTAGTTTTTGACGTTATCTAAAATTTTCTTTTTCTCTGAAGAGTTTGATTTCCAGTCTTCTATATCTCCAGCCTCGGTTACATAACTATCACTTGCGTTAACTAAGTCTATAGCCCACTGTTCTACATCATGTGCAAAGGCTTTCATATTACCTTGCATCATTCTCTCTTCGTACTGTTTATACAGACCGGCTTTACGTAAATTAGCTTCCATCTCTACTGTGCAAGGATCAAAACAAAACCCATGAATCTTGTACATTTTTTTGGCAAGCCAATGCTTCATTGATCCTCCGCATTTTGGACAGGTTAAAGGAATGCGAATGGCTTTTTTGGCGGCATCTAGTTTTGTAATGTTCTGTTTAATGCCGTTTTTAATCGTCCATTTTTTGCCAGACTCTTCCCAAACATCTCCTTCTCTATGGCGATCAGAAGCTTTTTTATAACCAGATTGAGCTTTAGTTTTAGAAGTAAAATCTTTATTAACTAGATTTCTTACTCTCTGTACGTCTGATTGTTTGAATTCTTTTTTAAGTAAAGATTCTTTACTCATAACCTAGTTCTTTTAGTTTTTGTATAACTGAGTCTGCATCTCCGTCTTTGCATCGAATTGCAATTCCTCCTTTAGCAGCCCATTCATTTATATTAGATTTTTTGTCGTCTATTAAAATAGAATTTTCATTAGCATATCTTTGTTTATCTTTTGAATATGCAAATATGACTTTTGGCTTAGGATTTAAGTTATTTTTTACCCATAAGTTTTTTCCTAATCTAGAACCGTCATCTCTTGAAGGAGAAGTTAAAAGATCAGGTTTATATGGAGAAATAAAATCCCAAAGTTTTCTACCTTGAGGCATCCAATCCATTCCTACCCAAAATTTTAATCCTATTTTCTGATCTATCAATTCCCAAAAGGCTGGAGTTCCGTACTGTTCTTCATATTGTTTTGGAGGCATACCAGCATAGTGATCAAATCTCTTTTCAAAATCTGTCAATACTCCGTCCATATCACAGTAAATTTTATACGGAGGTACTTCTTTTTGTTCCGGTAGCGGATATGCTTCTAATAGTTCTACGATGCTTTTTTCCATATTTTTTTCCAATTTTCTTCTTCATTATATGCTGCAACCTCGTATGGATGACTTTCATAGTCATGACCCATATTGTAATACCTTGTCATCCAGGAAGGAGACTGAAGGTAGTGCTGGTACTCATGAACGATTGTTCGGATAAGTTCTTCCAGACTTGTAATGTTTTTCCAGTATACCGTTATTTCGTTTAAAAGATAGCAGTACTCTCCTTTTACATCCCCAATAACATCATTACTTATATATACATATGGTGTTGTTGAATGATGTTTTGAGTTTCCGTAGCAGCTTTCTACTACAGGTAAATACTTTTCAACGTGTTTCTTAATATCTTTTCTTGTGACTACGGGTAGAGACATAACCTTTTACTTATATATCTAAATATAAGAAAAAACACTCGGAGTTACAACTTTTTTTAGGAATTTTTTAAAGAATCTTCCCAATTTCTAAAGGTAATATTTCCTTCTAGATACGCCTGTTTTTCTATTTCAAGCAATTGATCGTCTTCATTAGTATTAGTAGTTCCTATATTCCCTAAAGTTCCTTCTAGATTTTGTTTATGATGAATCATTTCATGAGCAAATGACCTCATAACATCTTTAGGATGCCTGCCCTGTACATATAAAACTACTTCTTTTCTATTTGGATCGTAATATGCTGTTCTTCCAAAGAAGTTAGTTGATTCGGCTACATCTCTTTTAATCTTTACTTCTGGTAGAGGAACAATATTCATTCCTTCATCGATCATGTATTCTAAAAGCGAGGCCATGTAAGGAGTATAGTCAAATCCAACTACCTGCTCTTCTTTATTACTAATTCTGATATGGTCTTGATTAAAGGTAATATCAAAGTATTTATCTCCGATTACGTTTAGAAGCTGTTTATAGACTCTAACCAGTTTAGCTCTATCTGCAGAACGAATCACGCTTTTTGGGGCTGTAGCTGTACCGGAAGATCCTTCTTCTATAGTGTCTTTTCCAAACCAACCATCAAAAAGGTCGCCTAATTCGTCTTTCATTGCCTCGGCAATTATACTTTGCTTTAACATATTAATAATATTTAAAATCGATTGTCTAGGAAGTTCTGCTGGGAAGAAATCTGTTATAGTATCTAAATTTCCTGATAGGATAGCTTTTCTAAAATCTGTGGCTCTTACTCCACTTTGTCCTCCTGTACTTCCTAATGCTAACCCTTTTACGTTGTCTGTATTTTTAAAAGTACTAATTCGTCTAAGATCTGGTAGATCTTCTTCTGATCTTATTCCGGTGATAGCTAGAAATTCTTCATCGGGATTTTCTTTTGCAAAATCTTTTGCAGCAAGCATTGGATTAGGAGCAGAAATAATTTCTACATTTCCAGGCAAAAAATTAGAATATACTTCCCAAACTGCTTTTGATTCTTCAGGAGTAATTCCATTTCTTACACCTCCTCCTATAAAAATAACTACCTTATCTATTTTTTCGGTAGGAGTTTTTTCTGTAGAAAGAGCCTGTATTCCTTTTTCTTTAAAATCCTCCAAAGAATAAATTTCTCCTTTGTAGGTATTATTTAAAAGGCTTTTTACTACCTCAAAATGGCCTCGGTGGGGTGGTTTAAATGCTCCTGGATAAAGTGCTATCATGCTAAAAACGCTTGTACTTTACTTTCAATTTCTGATTCAGAAGAGTGTTTTAATTGTTCTTGAAATTCTTTATTGGTGATCATATCAGCAATATTTTCAATTACTTCTCTTTCTCTTTCCTTATTATTTTTATAACGTCTTTCTATGGTTGCAATTTTACTTTTCATTTTATCGTCACCAGGTCCGGTTCCATTTTTGTCGTAAAATTTAACCCAATATTTTTTTAACTCTTTTACCATTGACTCATTCTCTCTGTCAAAGTCGATGTTTGCCATTTCATCGTTAAAAGCCTGAATAGCTTCTTCTGATGGTAGTTCATAATCTGAACGGAAGGTAGAACCGTAGGCTTCTTTTCCGCCATGGGTTTCCATGTATTTTTCTAAATAATCTGCTACTGCTTCAGGACCTCTTTCTGCTGCTTTATTAAATTCTTCTATTTCTTTGCCGAATTTATCTTGTCTTAAATTAACAAAAAGGGAAAAATTATCTCCAAGCATCTGTTTATATTTTCCAATTAACTGGTATACATTTCTCCAGGTGGAAAATACTGCTGCTTTTGGTACTCGTCTTTCTCTTGAGAAGTTAGAAATAAAAGAAACCATTGGGTGGGTGTAAACCATCACCATGAAAACCTCATATCCTTTATCTAATAAGTTCTGTACTTTAGAAGGATTAGATGCTGTAGTATCCCAAACAAAAGATTTACCCGTTTCCGCGGCTGCCTCCACGTCTTTGTCCACTTGACCGCTGGCTGCTGCGAGGTTGTTGTGGAACGGATGACTGGGGTCTTCTACGTACTTGTCTGGGTTGAGCATTGGTAGGCTGATTAGGTCTAACTTGTCGATTAGGTACGACTTGCCTGCTCCAGCTCCTCCGGCCATTACTACGGCTTTGGGTTTGGTTTCCTCTTGTTCGAGTATAAGATCTAGTAGTTTGATCATTTCTAGTTAAATTACTTCTTCCTCTGTTAGTATTATTATAAATAGAGGTTGTTCTACCTCTAAGGGGTTCTCTATAAGTATACGATGGTTGGTTATAATTCCAATTGTTCCAATAGAGAAACGGTCTATTCCAGTAATAATACGAACTAAACCACCAATCTCCATACCCAAAGCTGTACCAATATGGATTATAAAGCGGGTCCCAGTAGTTATAAAATCCGGTAAATGGTCCAAATCCTCTCCATCTATTCCAATAAGGTCCGGTATTGTAAAAGTTTATACTGAGATCAAAATCATCTACCGGTTCGTGTCCTGTGGTTGTAATTGTAGAGTAACTTCCACATCCACTTAAAATACTAGCAGTAAAGAATAAGATTAAAAGTTTTTTCATAGCATTGAAATAAATTCAAAAAAAGCTACTTGTAATCTACACCAAAATATTTTTAGCTTTTTCATAGTTTTAGACTGGTCGGGTAACTATTATAAATAGGTTCCGTAACCGGGTTTTCTAAAACATATAGCTTGTAAATAGTCTTAAATAAATCAAAATTATAATCAATCTCATCAATAACTTTAATCTGCCAACCTTTCCCTTGATATACTCCAGGCTTATTTGAAGCCGATCTCGTACTAGCTTTCAACCAAATAATTCCTGTTCTATCTATCTTTATCCCTTTAACTTCTTCTATGGCTTTTGCATATGCAGCAAGCTGTAAATTATAAGCTCTGTGAAGAGAGTTAGAGGTTTTAAGATCTAAAAGCCAGGTTTCTCCATCCATTTTTACAACTAAGTCGGCGGTCCCGGCATACTTGTACTTATCTGAGAACACAAATTCTTCGGTTGAAATTAATTCTGGTTTATGAGTAGACCAAAAGTCATAAAATTTTAAAATCATCTCCCAAACGATTTGAGAGTATTTTGCATTTCCATAATCATCCATCCAGGTAACTTCTTCTCCTTTTACTAGAGCTTCGGCTGCTTCATGAACCTGGGTTCCTTCTTTTCCAGCTTTTGCTAGAATAAGATCAGCATTATGTCCTACATCTTTTAGCCAGTTGTCAAAAAATTTATTCTTTGGCATGTACTGTAAAATTGTAGTCACAGAAGGGTAGTATACCCCTTCATCTCTTTTATAAACTCTTCTATCAAGAAAATTTATCTGCTGTAGATTAGGTTTAAAATCTAATCTGTTTTTTGAATGTTCTTTTAGTATGTTTGTACCTTGACGAATCATAAGGCTTTCATTTTGTGCATCATTAGCCCGGTTAGGTCTAATTCTTCTGCTGATTGAATAAGTCGAGTAAAGGCTTGAAAGCCCATCTCGCTAGGATCTTTTTGTTGTAAATCTACTAGGAAGACCCTTTTGCCTAAACTTAAAAACTGTTCGCAATATTTCAATGCTTCTTTTTGAGCATCTTGATCTAATGCTATATAAATGTCTTCCACACCGGAAGTAATAATCTTTTTAAGTAATGAATTTGAAATATTTTTTCCTAGGATAGGAATAGCATTTCTACGAATGGCCATTGCATCGAATGGACCTTCACATAAAATAATTGGCTGATTCCAATTAATTAAATTTTCAAAAAATATTATGTCTCTGGAAGTTTCGGGGTTTCTGTACTTAAAGTAAGCTCCCTCATATGTTCGGCCAACAAAATAATTGAGCCTATTGGACTCAGAATAACTTGGTATAATAATTCTTCCTCCATAGTCTCCAGTTGTTGTATATCCGACATTATATTTAATAAAATCATTGTCGGTAAGTCCTCGTTCATATAGGTATTTTCTTACTTTATTAGCAATAATTGAAGTTCTGGATGCTGTAGCAAGAGGTTGAAATTCTTTGGGTAGCTCAACTACTTCATCTGCCTTATATAAATACTTTTGACCTTTCTTAACGTACTTTAGAACTTCTTGGGCTTCTTCTTTAGGTACTTTAAGCTGCTTGAGCAGAGAGAAAATAGACTGTCCTTTAGTTTGACATACCCAACATTCCCAGAAGTTTTTACCCTCCTCGGTAGTTGCCATATTAATCTCCAGTTTAGGTTTACGGTGATTACAAAATGGGCAATGAAAAGCGTAGTTATCTCTTGCTCTTTTGTGACTTTTGCCTAATATATTCTCTACCGACCCTAAAAGAAAGGTGTATTCCATATACAGTATTTACTGTAATAAGATAAGAAAAATATTTTATATTAGCAACTTATACGTCAACCATCTTAATTTTACCGCTCTTTGGATGAACCATAAAATTATCTTTCTTAACGTCAAGTTCGTCTGGATCTATTCCTAAATTAGATGCTTCTTTTTCTAAAGCATCCATAAATTCTTCAGGTATTTCCCCTTTAAATTCTCCCATAACCTCCATTGTAATGATACCTAATTTTTCTCCTAGTCTTTCGACATCGTAGATATAAACAAAATTATTTGTTTTTTTACCTTTAAGTATTTCTGCGTGATCTAATTCAATTGGATCGGTAGTGACTTTTACAGCCTTTCCTTTTAAAAGATATACTGAACCGTAGTCTCCTGAGTCAATATATTTTCCTCCCTGATCTTGTATTTTATCTATTTCTCGATTAAAATCAGGATCATATTCTAGCGGACCTTCTAATATGATTTGAGATAATTTCATATTTTTAATCTACATCTAGCTCATAGGCTTCAGCATTAATGCCTTTTGCTTTAAGGGCCTGTATAACTTCTTGTACTTCAGAATATTCAGGAAGACCTTCTAGAGGAAGATCTAGTCCAGTAAGTGCTTTGATCACTTCCGGGGCCTGTTTACGGTAATAATCCTTACCGTCGATCTTTAATTTAGAAAAATCTCCATGGTTAGTATATATAAGACTTATCTTATCAATATTATCGTTGATTCCTTCGTTGAGTATGATGTCTGTTAATTTCATCTTCCTTGTCCTCTATAAGCTTTTTTGTAGTTTCTACTACTTTTAAGCTTTGATGTTTTACTTTTAGAATGCACTCCCGGTCTTTTAGTTTTATTGCCTGGAGTGTAATTTCCTGTAACTAGTTTAGCCAATTTTAATTACTTTAAGTTTTAAATCACCGGTGCCTTTTATCAATCTATGATATACACCCTTTCTAATAAATAGTCGTTTTAAACTCTCCGGGTTATTATTATCGTACTGAAATTTCCAATCAGTTTCGTGTAGGGGTTCGATAATACGGTCTTCCTGGTCTCTATGCCATACAAATTCTTCTTCCGGGGTGTTTTGAGTAAAAGTTCTTACTTGGCCTTCCTCGGTAAAAGGTAATTTATTATTTTGCATCTGTACCTGGGTCTTCTAGGTTTTGAATATAGGCATCAACTAATCTACTTACAGCTTCTGGTTTTTCATCTGCTTTAAATTTTACCTTTATTTTAGCCATTCCAGATTCGTTAGTATTGTATCCGGAATCAACTTCGATGCCGTTGATATTATGATCATAACCTTTTTTCTTAAACACTCCTAAAAGAGATTTTTTTAAACTAGATACTTCTTTAGCACTGTCCCCAAAAATTAATCGAGCAGAAAATTCTATATCCAGTTCATTCAACCCTATAGAGGAATGATCTGCTAATATAAAAAGAGGTACGTCTAATTTTTTACCTCCTACATCGAAGGTTTTAATTTTAGGGGTACCATCTTCATTAAAATAGTTTCGAATAGCATTAATATGCTGTCTTTCACTAATTCCTTGAGCTACCATGGCGGCCTCTAAAAGACCGCCTACTAGCTCTTCTATGTTTAATCTTGCCATATAACTTTATTAACCGTATAAATAATATACGAAGAATATTTTTAATTACCTAATTATTTGTTAGGATCCTCAGTCAAAGGGATAGGTGATGGTTCTAACATTTCATTTAAGAAATCAGATAATTTAAGCATACCTTCTGTTGGAGGTAATTGCTCAGCATGAACTTTTACTTCATATTTAGCTGAGTTGTCAGTGCTACGAGTGTTTTCTTTGTGTGTAGCAACTTTTCCGGCTACTGTAGCTGAATACTTCATACCCCAAAAACCTCCTGAAGCTGTAGCTGAGATAGATGATTCAGTATCGGTTGATGATTTACTCATAGTAGAAGTTTTTACTTCCATAGTAAAATTTACATCAGCTGAAGTGATAGCTAATGATGGTAGGGGAATTAATGGTAACATAGGTACTTTGCTATACACTTTTTGTATAGTTTGTTCTCCTGTGCCTCCATCTGTAACAACACGGTTCATTTCAACATCTAGTGCTCTAGTTGTTGCAGGAGCTCCGTCTTTTCCAGGAACAAATGCAACTTCACTAATGTATTTCCATGTAACGTCGTTGAGTTTGGCTTGCCCTTTTGCCATTCCTACAATAGGGGAAACGATTAGTTCTTCGATGGGTAACCCTCGAAATTGGTCTGCGACTGCCATAGTGATTAAGTTAAAAAAGTTAATAAAGGTTATATGTCAATTATGCAAACCAAGATAACTGATTATGCATAACACATATAAATAGAAGGTTATTTGAAAGAAGCTATTTTACTATACTTCTTTTTTAATGCCTCTAGTTCTTTAAAACCTTTTAAATACTCTTCAGCTGATTCTTTATTACCAGAGAAGTTCATTACTGTCTTACAGTGGGGGCATTGCATGATAGGGTGCTTAATAATAAAGTCTAAAGTTAGTCCTAAAGGATTCCTACATGATGGACAAGGCATTGCCATAAACTACTACCAGTACCCAGAGAAGTTTCTAGATCCTCCTAAAGATTTCCAATAACGTCCAATATTACAAGACCAGTATCCTGGTTTTGTTTTGTCTTTTTTCTGATCGCAGTTATGTCTAGCGGCAAAAGAAGCTCTTGCTCCGGGCTCTTTTATCTTAACTGATAAGTTACCGCTGTCGCCGAAATTAACTTTTTTTATTTTTCCTGTCTTAGGATTTTTTACGTAAACAAAGAATTTTTTAGGTCCACCTCTTTTAGGTTTATTTAGAGGTACTTCTCTACCTTGGTATTCTGCTTCTTTAAGTACAAACTTATCTACCCAAACATCGTGGGTTAATCTATATAATACTTTGTCTGGTATTCTATCTGTGTATACTTTTATCACACCTTCAGTACCACTATGTCTAGTATGATTGATATTCATATCTTGTAATTTATCAATCATAAGGTTATAATTTTCAGGTCTAACTTTTAATAGAGCATATTTTCTATCATCTTCTCTACCTTGATATTCTGCTTCAGATAAATTATCAATTTCATTACGTACCCACTCCTGTTCGTTTGGCCCTAATTGATCAAAATCCATTCCAAACTCTTCGTTTGCGATATCATCATAGATATCCATCTGCTCATCTACCATTGGTAAATCTAAAGGTACTTTTTCACCTTCAAATATTCCATATTCTCCAATGTCGGTAGATTCTAATAATTGAGCATCTTCTTCGTTTAACTCAATTAGCCCGTCTCTCCAGGCGTCTCTTGCTTCTGCAAATAATTGTATAAACCTTTCGCTAGAATAACGGTAGACATTCTCAGATAAAGTGAGTCCGTTGTCTAAGTGGTATTGTAGTGACGGTAATCCTATTAAGTCTTTAATTTTGATCATTTATGAAATCTTTTCTGTAAAACTTACCGAGGATATTATCGTTGATATAATTATTTCGCGTCTCTAATACCTCGTTTATAAATAGGTACTTACACTCATAATAAGTTAATTGCTTTTTGTCTGGAGCGTATTGAAGTATTTCTCTTTTAAAGTCTTCTTGGTTTCCCTCTTTGACTAAATCTAGGATTTCTTTTTGAGAACCGTAATAAGTTTTCCAATCTGATTCGGTAATTACTTTCTTTTTTAGAGGAGTTCTACCTCCTATTCCTTGAGCTTTCCTCTCTTCTTTAAGTGCTTCTAGCTCTCTTTTTCCTAATTTTTTATTTCTTTCAAAAAACAGTACTTTTTTGCCAATATATTTTTTACCTGTTGGCAGATGAGTTACTTCGTAAATAAATCCGTAAGTATTCTCTGGCATGTCCTGTATTCCTAAAACTACTTGTCCTTTGTGTATCCATGTTTTCTCTGTCATAATTTTAAGCTTTTGATAATCGCCTCATCATCAAAAATATCTTGTAAATTTTGATACGGGCAAGATGAAATATCTTGAGCAAGAGCAAATGGCTGATAAAGGTTGTTTGTAAAATCTAACTTTAAATTTGGAGGATTAGCTCCTATATTAGTATGAAGTTCATACCCAAATATATTTGGACTGGTTGTAACCCAACATACAGTTGATGGTTTCCCATAAGATGCTGCAATGTGCTGGGCAAACGAGTCAATCAATAGTCTCTTGTCTGCAAGTTGTAATAAAATAGCTATACTCCTAAATCCATCCAAAGCATGAAGGGTGTTAGGGTATTCTTTTTGATCTTTTCTTTTTATATGAACAATTGTATGGGTATCTTTAAATTCTTCTATCACCCGTAGAACGGTTGATTCTGGAATGTCTCTGGTCCAGGAATAATTAAATCCTTGATTTTGAGCTCCTCCATTTGGCTGTATGGCCAGGATTGGTTTTTCTGTATTATAGAAAGGAGCAAAATAATCTATCTCAGATTGAGTTAAGTATAATTGAGGAGTCTCTCCTTGATATTTTAAATCCCACTGCTTACACCATATTCTAATAATATGATCCTGTTCTAAAATAAAATCAGAGTGAGTGTAAGGATCAGTGTAATAAATTTTGCAATCCTTTTCTTTTCCTAAGATATAATCTTTATAGAAAGATCCGTGCTGGCCATTTTGGTGAACGTGGTCGGCTGCCGGGTTATGTTTAAAAACATCAGGGTAGGCACATATTACGTGAATGGTGTCTTCTGGGTGGGCTTTTCGGATTACTTTTAAAACGGCTGTTGCCATTATATGCTTTCCTAGTCCGCCTTCTATGTGGAAAATTACTGTCATAATAAGATTAAACTATTAAGATAGGAAAAATAATTTTAAACTCCTACTCTTCTAGTTTAATTAATCTGTACCCAACCGCTTTCGCCGTAAAAATGTAAGTTAGAGGCTGATACCATTAACATACCTACTTCTGGGCTAGTTGGTGCTGTAGTTCTATTTGCTAGTTGTATTACTCCAGTAAAGTTACTAGCATCTGCTGTGCCTGATCCAGTAGCAAATAAATTATTTACTACTACTACATTATCTCTAGTAGTAGTTTGATTTGATCCTCCTAATATTACAGAACCTGTGGTAGAAGCTACGTTGAAAGATCCTCCAAATACGTTACTGTAGGGGCCTGTTGCTGAATTAGTGTCTCCTCCCACGACTGCGCTTGATAGACCTGATACAGTATGAGTGTATCCTCCGGCTGCAATCGCAGCACCCCCAGTAACTCCGTGACCTCTTCCTCCAAATGCTGATGCATCGGTTGCAGTTACATCGTGTTGTCTTCCTCCTATAGCAGCTGAGTATGATCCGCTTGCTATGTTGCTTATTCCTCCTGCTAAAGATCCTATACCAGAAGCTTCATTCGTCTGTCCTCCAATCACTGTAGCATAAGTTGCAGTAGCCTGTGGTTCAAAACCTCCTAAAGCTGTAGCATAATCTGCCGAGGCAGTTACATGACGGCCGCCTCCAGCAAATGAATATTGACCAGAAGCAATAGATGTGTAGGAAGTATCATTTGTTTTTATAGCACCTGTGGCAGATCCTGTTTGAAATATTCCTCCGGTTGCCGTAGCTGTAATTCCGGTTAATCCTGAACCGTCACCGGTAAATGATCCTGTAAACGATCCTGTAAATGGACTGGTTAAAGATGTAAATTGTGCCGAAGATGAAATAATTCCGGCCGGTACATCTGTGATTCCTGTATAAGAAATTTGAGAAGATCCTGATACTACACCCGAAGGTAGGGTGAGGTTAGTTAATCCTGAACCGTCTCCAGAAAAAGAACCGGTAACAGAAGTTGCATTCAAAAAATTAACTGTAGATCCAGATGCTAGCAAAGAACCTGAGATGGTTAAATTACCTTCAATAAAAACATCATCAGGTATAATGTTATCATACCCTGCATTACCTATTCTAACGGTATCTACACTACTTACTCCAATCAAAGATACGTTACTTCCTCCAGTGCTTGTACCTTGGAAGAAATAAGCATTAGCATCTAAATTTACATTTCCGTTTAAAATATCTAACGATCCTGTAATAGAAGCATTTCCATTTCTTGTACCGTCCCATTCTGAAGATACTCC